ATAGGCTATCAATGACCATTGGTCCAAGACTATACACTATGCCCTGAGATTTAATCGGGCTTGCTCCAATTAAATAACGTAACTTAGTAAACTCACCAGTAATTCTAATTGTTACCTGTGTAGAATTTACCACGCGAATAACTTTATATAATCCGTTATAGTCATTAAATGGCGATTGAAACTGCCCAAGTATAAATAAATCTCCCTCGTTGAACGGATGACGATAATCAAATGTTATTGTAGCAAGGTCGTCTAAAGAATAAGATAACGTTGTTGCTGTTAATCCAGTCTCATTGACACGGAATACATTCCAGTGGTTGTTGCCATCTTTTGTTGTCCAAATTCTGTGACCTCTACCAACATTAAGAATTGTTTCTGGTGTAGTAGTGGTAATATCAAATATTTGTGTTTCTACATCGTCGACGTTTACATAACCAGCATTGGGTAAATCGCCGGGGTAATCGCTGTCTGTTCTATTTTGATACAAACTTGTTATAGTAAAGTCATTGGCGTTATAGATGTTTCCACCGGACACACCAACAATAACATTGGAATTATTATATGTTTCAGTTAAATTTAATGTTAACGGGGTATTAATAAATTCACTTTGATTTAAAATAAATTCAACAAATTGATTGTTGCTTAAATCTCCGTAACGCCCGACCTGGAACGCCCACTCCTCGTATGTGTCAATGTTACCTTGTACGTTATCAAACGATCCTTTAGTTAATGCGTTAATAGCATTGATTGTACCTTTTTGTTTAATGTAACCTTGATAGAATTTTGTTTGGTTTGGGATCGTAATTCCCAAATTGCTTAGATACGGGCGTTGGCGGAAGCCTATTAGTCCCGAGCTGAATAACTGTAAATCTTCTTCGGCAGGAGGACTATCTACGTCGTAGAATTGTAAGAATTTTTGTGCGTTGTGTCCAAGACTCGGTAATAGTCCTTGTTTTATATTTTCTGCTGGTATCAGCGTCCATTTACCAAGATCAAAAGTAGTTGCTGCCGGAATGTCTGCTTTGGCAGCATAATATGAACTATTAAAAGTAACAAGGTCACCGGTTAAATAATCTTTGTCTACAGACCAATCGTTAATGTCTGGATCACTGTAAATATAACCTGTGGCAGAGAACGATCCGTTCCAACTACCGGTTCGTGAGCCGTTTAATTTTAAACGATATTGTCTATTTCCTAAATGCGGAAGATATATAATATCGTTAAAATCTGTAACATTATCAAATACCAATACATGTTCTGTCTGAACCAAATTTAGCCTAGCAAAACAAATCATTGATCCGTTAACTGTTGTAATTTTTGTATTGTTAACGTCCTCGGCTGTTTCTCGTAGAATATTAAATTCGTTGGACTTGATTGGAAGATAATTTTGATTTAATATTTTACTTCCATTTACAGTATTTTCAATTTCGCCAACTGTTGTAAGTATGCTTTTTATTGTCAACTGTGTAGATGTTGGATTTAAAATAATAAGAGCACCCTCTACCCAGCCTTGTTGACTCCAGTATAGAAACTCCTTGGCACTCAATGACCAATCGCGAATTTCTCCTAGGTCCGAATCAATTTGTTCAAAATAAAATCCAAGATTTTTTAAATAACGTTCATATCCAATCAAGAAACTCACAGTCTGTTGTATACTTGTAAATTCAGTTCCGTACGGAATTGTTACATAAGAACCGTTTGCGACTGATTTGTTATATAATTTTGCTACTTTATCATTTACTTTAATTGTTCTAAAATCGTTATTAGCCAAGTCCGGTAATACTGTAAAGAAGGGATTTGCCGTATCGTAGCCCGACACAGTATAACCGTTTGCTGTTCTTTCAACTATTACTGCGCTATATCCAACAGAAGTAGTAGGAACAGATTTATTCAAATATATTTTATAATTCTCGTCTGGAATTACAACGCTACTACTATTACTGTTTGGGCTGGTTTGTTCTGCTGTTACTGATATTAAGTTTTTGTCAGCAAAACCGCCCACCTTATAAGTTAAGTTTACGTCGAGTCCTTTTATAAAATTGTTAAATGTTTCAACCGGGTCAATGCCATAACTTTTAACATTGTCTGCTATCCAATTTAAATAACCACTAGAACGGCGCACGGCTCCAGACGTGGTATCTCCGTTGACTATTAGTAATGCCGGAGAAATTTTATTATTGTCAACATCACTAAATTGTCCCGTTGTGGGATTAACAAAAAATCTACTAGGATCAATTTGTGTAGCAAAGTATTCAGCAGGTTTTGCTGTTGCTAAAGCTAATTGTGCTACAAAAGGAAAATCACTGCTTCGGCGCCAGGCTGTTTCAACAGGACCGTGCTGACCAAACTGAAAATTGCTTGATGCTGTGGCCCCAATTGACGATCCTGTTAACGGAATTTGTGTCGGGTTTAATAAATTACCGGCGTTATCAACAGGTATAAAATTAGTCAGCCCCGGACGAGCAAAACGTTTGTCTATGTAAGGATCGCCAGAGTTCCATACATATCCAGTTTCTAAATCTTGCCACAGCGTTCCGTTGCCGCTTGTATACGGGGCTGGGCCATAACGGTCCTTCCACCAAGTTGGCATACTACCAAACCCTATCATTTCCCAAGGAGTTAAATTAGGTGTAACTGTATCAAACCAATGGTTATAAATTGATCTCCAGGACCCAGTTAAACCAGAGTTAGTAATAATATCCCGAACACTACCGTAATTCCATGTCCACGGATTGTTGGCATCAAACCAATTATTTGATGTGTAGTCGAGATTATTTTGGCCAATCCATTGTAAAAAATGTCTAGACAATAAATGTATATACGCATTATACGAATAATCGGTGGTTCTGAATTTACCAGGTACAAGATCATAAAAGTCAATCACGTTATTATTGTTATTAACTTTAATGTTGTTATAAATTCGTTTTTCTAGCTCAAGTAAATATTGATCTCTAAAATCCCCAAACGACGGAGTTAAACTACCATCGTGTCCGCGAATCATGTTAGTGGGCGTTTGATATGTATCGTCACGATATACTGTAGGTGTATACTTAGGAAATAATCCTAATTTAGTAGGTGTCTCTGGAATATAATTGCCATCTGTACTTGCGTAATCTTTAATAACAAGTTTGTCGCCGTAGTTAAATGGTTGACTGAAAATTACAGTAGGACTCAATTGACTAAATGTGTAATCAACGTCGGCAATTAACTGTTCTCCGTTGCGGTAGATTAAAACGGCCCTATTGCTTAACTGAGTATTATTAAAAATACCATTGATTTCATAATTGGTTTTTCGTTCGTCTAAGACCGTATAGTTAATAGTCGAATAATTTCCGCTATATGGTACCATATCCGAATAGTACCAAGGAAAGCTACTATTTTTAACAGCATTAATGTTTTGTAAGATTTTATCAACGCCGCTAATAGGATCGTTGTAATCAAGATCAGTTAGCGTATGACATAAAGATAAAAACTTATTTTTAAATCTTGCGTACTCTCTACGTGCTAGATTAATACCATCAGAAAAATTTAAAGTAGGATGATTTAAAAACGCCATGCCGTAGATAACCGGGGCACCATGTTGTACAAGAGTGCCGCCTTGTGCTTTTAAATAACTATCTTGTAGAGGTTTATTTCCACTGGTGTTTTCAATTAACTTATAATAATGGTTTCGTATCTGGCCAAGTGAAATAGATGTAATTTTTTCATTTAATGGATTTAAATCTAAATTGGTAGGTATCTGGTAGTAACCGTTGCCACTGGGCGAAGGAGTATTACTATAAACTAATACGTCAATTTTATCTCCAACTGTTGGCAATGTATTGAGACGTACAATATGGCGGCCAGCGCCATATTCCATTAATTTATACTCGGTAGTTGCTAATAATTTATTATTTAAATAGACCTTGATATAAGGAATTGTTGTCTGGCCGGTTGGCAATACATCAACCTGTACAAACGCATATTCTTTATCAACTTCATCTTTAATAATTAAACCGTTATATAGTTTTGTGAATACTTGATACTGTTGTGTTTTTTCTTTTCCAACAACCCAGTTATTAACTAGTGTTCCGTTCTTAGACAAATAACCACTGTTACAATTTATTGTTTCTTGTGTTAGATAATTTGTATAGGTAAATGAGTCGGTGTCGTAATAATTATCAAATACAATATCACCAATGCTGTTAAAGTTTTGATATTTTAATCTTAGATTAGTTAAAATACTATCATGTTTACCGGTACCCTCGGCATAACCAAAAAATCTTGTACCGGCAAATGTACTATTGGGATATACCGTTGTATCAGAAAAACTATATCCACTGGCATCTAATAGATCAAATAGCGGTGGTTGATTAACTGTTGTTTTGACCTGTGCTTGAATCCAATTGGTGCCATTATAATAAAAAGGTATACCTTTGTTATTGCCCTGGGTGGCCAATACATTTAAACCAGGTGTTGCTTTGATTCCAGTATCTATTAGTGTGATGAAATTACTGTTGTTAATTCTTTCAACAACAACTTTCCAAATTTTATCTCGTATATTAGTATCAAAGTCATTGGCAAAAATAACCAATTGCCCTTGGTTAGCTCCACTTAATGTTACGCCATTGACTGTTACTATGCCTTTTCCTTCGACGTCAACAAAGGCATCTCGTTGCGCTAAAAAGTCAACTATATCAACTATAATTAACTCTTGCTCTCCATAATTAAAAAGTTTTAAATCAGGCTCAAACTCAACGATAGGACGTCGGGCAGGTAGATTAGGACCGTAATCAATTTCTTTTTGTTTATACTTTGCTGTTGCTTCAATGGCACCTTTATGGAACCAACGATTGTATCTGCTCCATGTATTGCGATCTTTGCTACTGCGATTTATAGTAATATAGTCGGGAGTTGTATTAATATACGCACCAATTGGTTCAGTAATAACCAATTGATCAACTGGAGTCAGCGTAATACTGGTTCCAACCCCATCAACATAATATTCTCTATCGGCATAATCCCCGGGACTCACAAAGGAATCAAATTTAACTTTTAATCCGTTTGTAAATAAAATCCCATTGGGACTTTTATAACCGACGCTACCAATAATGTCTCTGTCAATGTTTATTGGTGTAGATTTATTATCAACAATTTTAATAACGCCGTTGAACCCGCCGTCGGTACCGTCTTGGTAGTACAGGTAATCTAGGTTAGATGTAATTTGCGGAACTTTTGCGTAACTATGATTGTTGTTTAACCAAAAATAATTACTTGCTCGTGTGCGGCCAGAACGAATGAATATTTTTTCTAATTTCTTAACTTCTGCCACAGGTCGAATCTGTATAATAAAATCGTTAATAACGGGCACTGGTACCAGTACAATTTCCCAGATGTTTGTTCTATTAATTAAAGGAGTACGAGGGTTGGCTTCAACTGGTATAATACTACCCGGAACAATTTCAGTTGTATTGGCCAGTAGGTAACTTTCCCAACCCGACGGTAGTGCCGGAGTAGTCCAAAAGCTACTGTCATGGTCGTTGTTTATAAATGCAAATGTTTTGCCAATTAACGAAGAATTAACACCATCTAACCCGCTTGGAAATTCTGTCAAGAAGTCACTTAAAAATCTATTTTGTATATCTGTATACTTAAATGTAACTGCCAAGTCAACAGTTGCGGGTGTTTTTCCGTCTGTTTTTTTGGCTATATTCATTTGTAAGAAAAAATTCTGTGCGCTTTCTAGCGGCACATTAAATCTTACTATTCCTGTTTCTGCTCCATTATTTTGTACGCCAAAAACTTCTCGTGTAGTAACTGTTGGTATTTCTGTTTCTACGCCGCTGGCACCGGGCTCTGTTTGAATCCAAAATTTGCTACCAGGTTGTCCTAATTTAAACTCGTATGTTCCGCCACGGGCCACAGTCAACTGAGGATTGGCGTGTGAACCCATGTCACTAAATGTATATCCACCCTCGTCTTTGTTTTTGGTCACTTCCCAAGTTGCTTGGTAAGGTGTTTGGTCAGCGTATACATTTACTGATTCGGGGCCGTTGGGTAACCAGTAGTATTGACTAAAATTAATAAATGCATCATAGTCTACAAAAGGATCCCAGGTATAGTAATCACTGTTGTACAATTGATCAGGACGAGTGCTATCACCGCCTTGGAATCCAATGGCATCATTTATGCCTGGATATGTGATGGCATTTTTGATTTTGTTGGTGTCTGGCACCAAGCTGATCACACCCGGCTCCAGTTGATAATCTCGTCTGGCTGTGGTTGGCTCAGTTACATAAGTGTCATTGGGATTAACACCGGGACCCACAGTACGACCAATAAATCCCTGTGTTTTTTTAAACTTGGGTTCTTGTGTTAAAGTATCTAATGTGGCAGATAAAAACTGTTTGTTAACTGGAGTTTGAAATATCTGTGGAAGAAAATCAACTGATCTTGTACGTGCCATTAAATTACCCCGCTGCCTGGTGCGGTACGCAAGTTGGTACTAGTCAATGCTTCAATCACATCAATATTGTTGATGGTTGCGCCGTTTGCAAAAATTTCATTGGGTTGGCTACGTATTTCGTACAAGTCGCCAAAGTACTTTTGTTGGTCCAAGGGAACCAGTACCACTGAACTGATGATTGTTCCCAGTTGTCTATGCAAATACGCTGCCAATTCTGAAAAATAAAACGTGTCACCAAAGTTCCATTTGTCTATGCTGAAATAATTATTCATCTCTGCTAGTACACTACTTTTAATTTCGCTGGTGCTGGCTGTGCTATTCTGTGCTCTAATAACTTTGATAGTGGCACGTAGCTCTTGTGCAGCCTTGGCGCCAAACAAAGGTTTGAATACCACACTGTTGACAATCACATTGTCACTCAACATTTTGTAGTCTTGTAAACCTTGGTACTCTGTACTAAGCTCATCAATTGTG